TTGTTATAACTGATCTTGCTGCATATGTAATTCAATTTGTTGGTCCACCATTTACATTTAGTGTTAGACAAGTTGGTACTAACTGTGGATGCATTGGTCAACATGCAGCTTCTTACGTTAATGGCGCGATATACTGGATGTCTAACGAAGGTGGATTTTTTATGTATGATGGTACTGTTAAAGCTTTACCATGTTTAGTTGAAGATTTTGTATTTACTACACAAAATGGAGATTTAGGTCTTAATTTTGATTCGTCTCATATTATTTTTTCTTCACCCAATTCTTTATACACAGAAGTAAATTGGTTTTATCCAAAAGCAGGATCAGAGCAAATTGATAGATGTGTAACTTATAACTATCAAGAAAATGTTTGGACAACTTCATCTCTTGACAGAACCACTTACGTAGATCAAGGCGTATTTACCAAACCTTATGCTACTGATTATGAACCTACAACTACTCCAGTATTTCCAGATATTTTAGGAATTACTAATTTATACGGAGCTTCAATATATTACGCCCATGAAATTGGAAATGATCAGGTTAATAGTTCAGGTAGAACTTCAATAAATGCTTTTATTAGATCTGGAGATTTTGATATTGATGATGGAGAATTATTTATGTCTATGAGAAGATTTATGCCTGACTATAAATTTTTAGTAGGTAATTCTAAAGTAACTTTATTTATATCAGATTATCCATCTGATACTCAAACAAGTTCACCTCTTGGACCTTTTACAATAACAAGCACCACTGATAAAGTAGATACTAGAGCGAGAGGAAGACTACTATCTTTAAAAATAGAAAATGATGCCACAGGTGAAACTTGGCGTTATGGTAGTTTTAGAATGGATGCTCAACCAGACGGGAGAAGATAATGACTAAAAGATTAAATATTAAAAAAGCAATTAAGAAACCAGGATCTTTAAGAAAAGCTTTAAATATTAAAAAAGGTGAAAAAATCCCTTTAGATAAATTAAATAAAGCAGCTAAAGCTAAAGGCAAGTTAGGTCAAAGAGCTAGGTTTGCTAAAACTTTAAGAAAAATAAATAAAGCATAATGGCTAAATTAACTAACTATATACCCGAACCAAAACAAGAATACGATGTAGAAAATCAAAGACAGATTATTGAGTCTATGACAACTATGAAACAACAACTTAATTTTTCTTTTCAACAAGATTTAAAAAACGAACAGGATGCTTTTAATTATTTTTTATCATGACAATACAATATAAAAACGCTAGCAAAATATTAGACGGAACGGCTATGACAACTCTTTTAACTATATCCACGTCTGCTATAGCTATTATAAAATCTGTATATGTGTCTAATAATAGCACAGGAGCTGTATTGGTTAATTGTGATTTAAGAGACTCATCTGCTAGTACAGATGTAGAATTTTTTAGAAAAGACGTACCTGCTACAAGCACAGTCAATGCTACAGAACAGGGGTTGAATTTAGAAGCAGGAGATGCTATAAAAGCTCAAGCAGAAACTGCCAATAAACTTGAAATAGTAGTTAGTTATGCTTTAATAAACAGAGAGAATGAAAACGGATAATAAAATACAACATACACATGATAATGGTGTCACTCACTCTCATGAAGGAGGAGATGTTCCCCACACACATGAAACAAATGATCCTTATAAAATAGATTGTACAACTACAACAATTTATAGAAACACAAAAACAGGCGAAACGTTTAAAGAGAAAGTAGAGGGTCCTGATATTGTAACAGATGTTACAGTCGAGATCTCACCGAAAGGATTGGATGTTTTCCAGAAAGTTATGAATGACAATAAGAAACCAAGACCCTAAAGGCGGAACCGAGTTACAACTTGGTTTTCTACATCAATACGTAGATAAAAATTTATTAGATCAAGTACAAATTTGTACTAGTGTACCAGGTAAAGTTCCAATAGATCCTAAAAAACTTAATATACTTTGGCAAAAAAATTCTTACGATCAACCTAATTTATATCCTTGGTTTAAAAATAAAGCTAACCATCACAAATATGATTGGTATGTTTTTAATTCTCATTGGAATTATGAAAAATTTAGAATGATGTTTGGTATCCCTACTGAAAAATGTGTAGTTATTAAAAACGGAGTTGAGAAAATAAAACAATCTCCACATTATGAAAAAGGTAAACCTATTAAAATAATTCATCAGAATACACCTTGGAGAGGATTATCTGTTTTATTGGGTGCGATGCAATTAATTAAAAACCCATTAATTACATTAGATGTTTATTCTTCATGTGAGGTATATGGTAAAGAGTTTTATGAACAAAATGATTATAACTACAAGGCTTTATATGATCAAGCAAAGTCCTTATCTAATGTAAATTACATTGGTTATAAACCCAATGAATATATTAGAGAACATTTACAAGATTATAATATGTATGTTTATCCTAGTATCTTCGAAGAGACTTCTTGTATTTCTTTATTAGAAGCAATGTCAGCAGGTCTGTATAGTATTGTAACAGATTATGGGGCTTTGTTTGAAACAGGCGCAGAGTTTCCAATGTATATTCCTTACGATAGTAACTACAAAGCTTTAGCAGAAAAATTTGCTTATGGTATTGCTGCCGCTGCAGAAACTTTACATGAACCACAAATACATAGTCATTTAACCACTCAAGCTAGTTATACACAGATATATTATTCTTGGCCAAAGCAAGCATCTGCGTGGACTACATTTTTAAAAGGAGCTATAAATGCCAAATCCAAATGAACCTATATGGTTTAACGTAGATAAAACCGAAACTGCAAATGATGATACCTATCAAACAATTAAAACTAACAAAGTAGAAAATAAAGTAACTGAAATAAATTTAGGTACTTCACCCCACAAAATCATGGTGTGTACTCCTTGTCATAGTGATGTCAGCATGCACTACTGTCAAGCAGTGTTAAAGTTTCAAATGGCGTGTTCTAAAGAAGGAATACAGTGTAGTTTTACATTACTTAAATCCTCATTAGTCACACAAGGTAGAAACTTATGTGTAGCAGAATTTTTAAATCATCCAGATAATTACACTCATTTATTGTTTATAGACTCTGACATTGATTTTGATCACAAGCCTATTTTTAAGATGTTAGAGTTTGATAAAGACATAATTAGCTTACCCTATCCTATGAAACTTTTAAGTTGGGATAAAATATGGCGAAGACTTAACACTAAAGAAGATGCTATTAGTAATGAAAAAGATTTGGCTACAGCAGGTTTTACTTATCCTGTTAAAGTAGAGAACCCTAATTCAATAACCGTGAACAAAGGATTAATGGAGCTCACTCATGCCCCAACTGGATGTATGTTAATTAAAAGAAATGTATTTGAGAAAATGATTAAAGAATATCCTCATTTGGAAATATATCAGCCTACCAATATTAATGGTAAAGAGGTTAAAAAAGATAATATGTACAATTTATTTGACACCTTACATGACACTAAAACAAAGAGATATTTTGGAGAAGACTTTGGATTCTGTCAAAGATGGACGGATATAGGTGGTAAGGTATACGCTTACATAGATGCTCCTATAAGTCATGTTGGAGAGTACTGTTATAAAGGTCGATTTAGAGATGATTTATGGCAAGCAGGAAGACCTGTCAAACCTGTTGACGATAGTAAAAAAATCAAATAAAGTATCCTATTTACAGGATTTCTACGCCTGCTCAACAATATAAATATATTTAAATTATGGCGATATCTAGATCTTTAATGAACAGACAATTACAAGCAAACGGTGGCATCATGCAAGTTGCACCTAGAGAAAAATTTGGTGCAGGTACAGATACTATCAGAGATTATGCTTTAGGTATGAATAGTGGTAATGGTCCAATTACTAGAAAAGATTACATAGATATATATTTATTTGCTGGCTATGATTCTGATGTAGCTAGCAGTTTAGGCGATAAACATTATAAATCAGGAATAGGTCAAGATTCAAACACTCAAGGTTTTGCAGCTGGAGGTGTAGTTTCTAGAGAAAAATTTGGCTTGGGTAGTAAACTTAAAAGTTTTGTTAGAAAAATTATACCTAATGAAGTAGCAGAAATAGCCACTACAGTAGCTCCTTTTGTTGCACCATTTAACCCAGCTCTTGCAGCAGGAATGTCAGGACTTGGTACATTTGATAAAACAGGAAGTATTGGAGACTCTTTAAAAGCTGGTGGTTTAAACTATGCTGGAGGTCAAGCAGCAAGATATATTGGTGGAGCAGGATTTCAAGGCAATCCGTTTCAAGGAGGTCTTGACGGAACGTTACAAAATTTTACCTCTTTTAGTTCACCTATAGGAAATCAAACTGGTCTTGGTAAATTCTTCTCGAACCGAGGAACTCAAGGTGTTCAAGGTATAAATGTAGACAGTGGTAGAGGTGGAGATAGCGTTAGTGCATTATCA